GAGAGGAGAAGATAAATGGGAGGTTCTCTGGATAGGACCCGCTTATTTTTAGTGACTTAGGCATGCTCAAACGCCATTCCGCATCGTTTTGCGTCAATTATCTCTGACGAGGCGGCAACAGCCAACGCCTGCCATGCGTGAGACTTCAAGCCGAGTCGCTTTGCATTTGCCCTTGTTTCTTCGTCTGACCAGTCCATTGCCTCAATCATCTTCCTCCGGATCACCGCGTCGTTCGACTTCTGCCCCGGTGCAATCTGCTTTTTCACCTCGTGCCGCTTGATGAGCCTGTATCGAATGCCGTGTGACTCGCACAGCTGCACCATGCGCCCGATCCATACTACAGTGTCGAACGTCGTCTGGCCTACTCTCGCGCCATAGCTCGATACCATCTCAATAGCGACAGATGCGCCATGCTCGAGGTGATAACGCGTTATGTTCTTTAGCATCTGCCTGTTGTCGATCACCCCCGCATGAGCCGGTCCTGCGTCTCTCCAATCCGCTCCAATCATCGCGTATCCTGATTCTGTTGTCCCCGGGTCGATTCCTAAGATCATTACAAACAATGCGCCAATCCCTGACTGTTTGCAAAAAACGATACGTCGACGACTCAATTTTTGCCCTTTTCTTAGTGTCACATTTCTCGTGTCACATTTGTCACGTGTCACATTGCGAAAACAAAAACTCTGAAAAATCGAATTGTAATTGATGCCCTGCATTATGGTAAATAATCTTTATTATAATAATAATATAATAATAATGATATAGTACTACGTTTGGGACTTTGTGACTATAGGCATGTGACAATGTGACAAATGTGACAATAAGGATTCTGTCACGTCAGCAAATGGGACACTAAGCAGTCGATTTCGCATCATTTGAGCCGATCCAAAACAGCCTTTCCGCTGCCCGGATTGCGCCCTCCTCTTTCACCTTTCGCATTTCGAGGTCCGGCATCTTTGCAAGTTTCAGGTCAAACGCGCCCCGGGATAAATGGGCTGACCGTAATGCGCTCCGCAAAAGCAAACCCTTATCGCCTGCCTCTTTCACCATCTCAACCCATTTTTCTTGCTTGCTCATTTGCTCTTTTGTTTTTTCAATTAATAGCGGAAAAAGCAATTCTTTTTGCATATCTGCAAACCATTTCACAAATCCACAGGCCCGCACAGCATCCTCTTTCATTAAAGGCTTAGAGAAAGGATTGTCGTAATTTTCCGCCATGTGGAGGACGATTGCGAGCCTGTAGGCGTTCTCAGCGTATCGGTTGTGGAACGACGCCAGCGACTCGATTGGCTCCTCCCGACTCGCCTTCGCGCATAGATTGTAGTAACTCTTCATCGCATCCGTGAAGCTTGAGGTTTGCGGAATCTTGCCGAGCTGCTCAGGCACAGGCTTGGCGCGGTAAGCGGAAAACAGGTGTTCGATTATTTCGGCCCAAAGGCTGTGAGCTTTTGCATCGAAATCAATATCCTCAGGCCAATCCTGCACCTCTGCCTCAGAATCGTGCATAAGGAATCGTGCCAGAAACCCTCCCTCGATCTTGTTCGAATCCTCAAGGATCGAAAGGAAAGCATGTGGCTGAGTCATCCACGATATGCCGAGCGTCGCTCCTGTCAGACTGTGAGACTCGCTTTTTCGGTCGTAGCTAACGGCATCGCCCGAATACAGATCGCACCAGGTCCCGTCGTCGTTCGTCCCTCTTTGGCTTGAATACCTGCCAGACATATTCTGGAACTGCTGCGATGCCTCTGCGCTCATGGAAAGAACAGTAGGATGCCAATTTCGCCCCAAATATCCCAGCATCGTTTCCGTCGTCGTATCGCTTACAACCACCTTTTCTGGCGTAAGTAGCTTTTCAAGTTTCGACTTTTCCTCATACAATGACTCTGGATTACCTCCCTCGTCTAGCAGGTCTTTGATCTCATTCTCTAGCTCATCAAGTCGCTTTTGCGCGACCGGTGCGTGAACATTCTTCCGCTTTTCCTCTGCCTCCGCCGCTGCCTCGATGAGCGGTTTCATCACAGTTCTTTGCGTCCTCCCCTTCCCGGTTCCCGACTTCGCCAATGTCAAAATATACAGATTGCAATGCGAAACCATGCCCGGGAGTGAATCGACGACGACAGAGTTTCCTACGGCAGTTGAAATAGCCGAGAAGCAACAAGCCGCGACCATCGACTCAGGCACACCGTTTAATTCTGCCACATTCTTGACGAATCCCTGCATATTAGAAGGAAGACCACTTGTGGGAAAAGGAATCAGCTCCTGTTCCAATTCCATCACCGCCTTTGCCTCTTGAGATGCCGATTCTGACTCATCTAGTATCGAAACTGGTGTTGACTGGGCTTCGCGACTGGACCCGTAGCCCGTGGAAGACAGCTCCTTCGCTGCCGCGCTGAAATCTCCGCTGTGATTCAGAACGGCATAAAGCGCACCTGCCGTGTATGCCTTCTCCGAATCAAAATCTACTGTTGAGCTGTGAGAGTAAAAACTCCAAACATCCATCTTCGCATCGGGAGGATTGATTACGCCCGAAGTGCCGCTATCCTTCCCCGGCCGAGTCCACTTTAGCCGGTCGTGACTGCAAGGCGTCCACCCGTGTGACAAAAGAAGGCTCTCAAACGTTTCCTGAGTGGCTCGATTGCTGAAATCGTCGAGGGGTGTCTCGCCTGTCTGAGATTGCTCCGCCGCTTGCGACAGGTCTATAATCCGGTCACTTTTTGGAACAAGCTTTTTCTCCACCGTCAATGGCGTGGCCGTTTCCTTGTAGATCGCGCCCGGATCCCATGACAGAAAACAGGCTCGATCTGCGCCTTTGCATTTTCGGTCAATTTCGACTCCAAACGTCTCAGATACATGCTTCTGAGCCGTGTAGAATATATCGGCAGCGTCAGCTTGAGCGTTAGAAATTGCAAAAATTGCCTTCACTCCTTCACCAGATGGCGAAAGAAACGCGAGGTGGCAATGCTCGTCATTTCCCATATCGCTCCGAAGCCTTTCGGCCCTTTCGATGCTGAGTCCGTCGACATCCACGCAGATAAACGGTCGAGGAGTATGCGGAGCCGTTTTTGTGCGATGCGGCGTTGAGAAAAGCGATTGCGGAGTAATTGCCGGGAGTCGTTTCTTCAATTCTCCGCGCTTGCCCTTGTCCTGCTCTCTCCTTATTTCCTCAATGAGCTTGTAATGCTTGCCTTTTGTCACGTCCTCCCATACCTGGCGAAGTGTTGTCTGGTCCGGCAGGTCGTCGGTAGAAAACACCGTTCTAAATTGGCTGAATGTAATCATTCTATTTTTGTGCATAAAAAATCCCCATAGCGAACACCTGCCGCTGATGGGGAATTATTTTGTTTATCTTTTGAGTTTGTAGCGAGTGCGAATGTGAAAAAGCGGGACCGGCGGCATTTTGCGCCATTCAATATCTGACCCCCACCGTGAAATGTGGCCCTCCTGGATCCGCGAATTACTCCGATCCCGGCGAGCGATTGCAAAAGCAACAGCCGAATCAGCGTCTACCGCGCCAATCCCCAGAACCTGTTGCAGCATCTCAGATGCCAGTCTTTCCTGCTTGTTCATTCTCCCCCCTCCATTTTTCTCCACGAATCCCACAACTTCCCGGCTCGCTCGAGCGATGCAAGATCGCCGCGCTGAATGTTGTCTGTAAGATCGCGAAAAAGCTCCGATTCATCGTAGATTTCCGTATTCTGCAAAAATGCAGCAATTCTGTGTGCATCAATTTCTGCAATTTCGAGACAGACGTTCCTTCCAATCGCCGCATAAGCGAGTTTGTATCCTAATTTCATTATTTGTTTTTTTCTGTTTGTTGCTTTTCTTCTTCGTCAAAAAGGAACAGCATCGCATCTGCTTCTGTTTCGATGCCGACTTTGTAGATGTCCTCCATGACCTCCTCAAGTCCCGCCAAGTATTCGTTCGGAATATTGCTGCGCGTAATTTCACGATAAAGTAAAATCCTAGCAAGCCGCAATCCCTCCTCTTGGATGTCTTGAATCCCGTTTCTCTGTCCTTCTGTCATGTGGCAAGTTGCAATTTTTTTATGGATCGAGTCTTTTTAATAGCGTGACAAAAGCTTTTGCTGCTGTCGCTGGAACTACTCCGTTTCCTAGCAATCGGAGTCGATCCACTCGGTTGGCAGTTGCGTCCACCCTACTGAAAGACCCATCAGTTGCTCGACCCAATCTGGATTTAGCTTGCCCCTTGACTTGGGTATATAGATCGGCAATGACTCTTGGCTCTTCCCACTCTTGTTGAGCTTCGCCCGGCTTGGAAACCCAACGATTGAAGGATGATTCGATAACCCCTTCTGCCCGTAGTTGGGTTGATTCCCAATCTTCGCCCCCTCCCCTACTGTCGGAGTCGGCCAACTCGTTTTGTCGTATTCGACAACTTGAGGAAGTCCGTCCATCCGACTCTTTCCGTCCTTCCGAATTAACGCCGCTGGAGAATAGCTTCCCTTGTAATCTCTGGATGCCGGAGTCGGCCAGTTCTCCACTTGACTCCTTAGCCTCAAAACCTTTTTTCCGTTGCTGACTTGGTTCACTGCTTTTGGCGTAGCCCAAGATAAAGACTCGCTTTCTCTGGTGAGGTGCGCCGACTTCACGCGCTGAGAATATTCCCGCCGTTGCTGTGTAACCCAATCCTTCCAGTTCTCTGAGGACATATTGGAGAACTGATTCTCCGTCTCCTGTTTTGGCTGAGATAATTCCTTCAACGTTTTCAAGGAAAACAATTCGGGGTTGGCAGTCTCGGATGCCATCTCGGATGTATGGGAAGAGGTGTCGCGGGTCGTCAACTCCTTGACGCGTTCCAGCAGTGCTGAAAGGTTGGCACGGGAATCCTCCAGAGAGGATGTCCACGAGTCCACGAAACTTTCGGTATGGGAAGGTTTTAACGTCCGTGAACACAGGTGCTGCATCCAGTTCTCCCGCTTCCATCTTTGCAACCAGGTTCGCGACTGCGAATCCTTCCCTCTCCACGTAAGCGATTTCTCGCAGATTTGGGAGAACTCTTCTGAGTCCAAGTCCGATGCCTTCGTATCCGCTACAAAGGCTAATGTGTTGAATTCTTTCGGTAGTATTATCATCGTTCATAAAATCGTTTATATTGCCCTCCTTACGCCAAGAATCTTGGACTTGTAAATAGAAAGGTCAGTCATCTGCACTGGCTTCGATCTTGTTGGGCGGTGGATGCACCGACCGTTTCCGAGATAGATCATAACATGACCGCTTTTACCGCTCTTGCTTCCGCGCCAAGTCACAATGACATCTCCCGGTTTCATGGCCGATTTGCTGACTCCTTTCCCCCATTTCAGCCAATTCCGCGCCATCGAGGAATATAGCGGTCTGCCTCCACCGGCAGAGAAAACCACTTGGCTGACCCAATTCGCGCATTGGCAAGATTGGCCTTTGCGGAAGTGCTTACCGTTCCAGAGTTTAGCTCTTTTGACAATTTGAGCTGGCAATACGCCAGATTGCAAAATTGGGCGAAATGCCCTTTTTTCTTGAGAATTGCCTGTGACAAACACAAGCAAAGTCAGTGCAATAATTCTTTTCATTTTTCAGTTTTTAGGTTTCAACGGCTTTTAAGCCGCCGGAGATTAAACCGGTTTTTGCAAAAGGTCCAATTTTTTCTATTTCAAAAAAATAGTAGACAAGAACAGATTGCGGTTTTAGTCTCCGGCGATGGACAAGAAAAAAAGATGTGAAACCTGCGAAGGGGTTTTTGAACCCCTTCATGTCGTGTTTGAGGTGGCGGAGACTGATTTTGTTTTCACTCAATCGCATTGCGACGCGTGTATTGACGAGATCGAATGCCGCCCTGCCAGCGCAACGAGAATAAAACTTGAAGATATTATGGAGGTGTTGAATGAAAGTCTCTGACGCATTTTCCGGCTTTCTTGAGGCCGAAGATATTCCAGACGGCAAAGAAATCGAGGTGGAAATTGAGGGCGTCCGCATGGGGACGCGCAAAGACTTGGGCCGGGACGGTCGAGCAATCGAAAATCCGCTGATGAAAATCGTTGGAGTCAAAAAGGAAATGGTATTGAACAAAACCAATGCCCGGACCATCCGCCGACATCACGGCAACGAAATGGATGAATGGCCTGGCAAAAAGATCACGCTATTCCGCTCAACTTGCGATGCGTTTGGAAAAAAGAACGTCCCGTGCATCCGGGTGAAAGGAAAAACATTATGAAAATAACAGTAAATAAATCAGAACTGGCAGCTGCCTTGAAAGCAGCCGGTAAAACTTGCAGCTCGCACGGGAATATTCCCGTCCTGTCGAACGTCAAAATTTCCACCGCAGACGCAGGCGATAGTTTTTTCATTGAGTCCACCAATCTGGACCAATACACGTCTATTGAGGTTGAGGCTGATGTCGTCGAGAAAGGCGAAGTTTTGGTCCCCTTTCGTAGACTGAACTCGATTATCGCAAACTTGGAAGGCGAGACTGTAGAGCTTGAATCTAAAGGCTCAAAAACCGAAATCCGATCCGGGCGTTTTCGGGCGTCTGTTGAGGGAGTCGATGTTGCTGATTGGCCGCAATGCTCAATGGAAATCAATCGAGCGTATGACATTAAGGCCAATCAGCTATCGAACGCGATACAGAGCGTGATCGGCTGCGTTTCTGCCGATGAGTCTCGCTATGTTCTGAATGGTGTATTTCTGGAGTGTGTCGACTCTGTGGTTAGTATAGTCGCTACTGACGGGCGACAGCTAGCCGTGCATTCGTTCGAGGCAGATTGGAACGACTTCAATGTGGTAATCCCTACATTGGCCGCTGACGCTATTCTCGATGCGTGTCGAGGCGAAGCCAATATTGAAATCGCTCTGGGAGACAATTCTGTAGGAGTAGCGACAGACACGGCAAGAACCTGGTCAAAAACAATCGCAGGCAAATTCCCAGAGTGGCGCAGAGTGATGCCGGATGAGTCGGCAATGAGAACTTTTCCCGCTCCGCACAAAAAGCTCCTCGGCATTCTTCGTCGAGTCGGATTGATTGCCGATCCCCGGATCGGATGCGTTCGGCTCGACGGGAGTGCTGATGGGATTACCGTTTCATCATCGAACGCGGGAGAATCAGCGTCGGAGAAACTGGAATGCGAGTCGCCCGAGTTTGGCGTTTCCGTGAATCACGATTTCCTAGCGAAGATGCTTGCGACCATCGACGGCGAATCGGTCGATATTAAAGTGGGCGAGAACGAATCGCCAGTTTTGATCAAATCAGATGGCCTCAAATATATTATCATGCCGATGCGTAAATAAAGATGGCAATTCTTAAAGAAACCATTTACAAGGCGCATGATGTCGCTGACAATGCAGAGCGTCGATACGGCCAATACGCATCACTTCACGAAGTCATGGGGATTCTGGAGGAGGAATTTCTCGAGGCTAAGCAGTCGCTCCACAAGAGCGATTGGGCTGAATTGAGATGTGAGCTGATCGACATTGCAGCGGTTTGCTTGCGAGCCGCTAGTGAGAAAACAATTCGTGAAAATAAAAATCAGATATGAAAACCAAAATGAAAACAAAAGTGATAGATGAAGCGCACGGGGATAATTGGAGTCTTTACAATGCCGATTGCGTATCCTTTGCGGAAGGATTACCCGACGACAGTATAGACCTTTCGATTTACTCGCCACCGTTCGCGAATCTTTACGTTTACGGGGATTCCGTGGCTGACATGGGAAACTGCGCCGATGACGCGCAATTCTTTGACCAATACCGGTTTATGATTGCCGAAAAGCTGCGAATTACTAAACCTGGCAGATTATCGTGTGTTCATTGCATGGACTTGCCGTCGAGCAAAACCATGCACGGATACATAGGCCGACGCGACTTTTCTGGGGAAATCATCCGAGCGCATATTGAGGAAGGATGGATTTACCATTGCAGAGTCACTGTATGGAAGGATCCTGTCGTTGAAATGCAGCGAACAAAGGCACTAGGGCTTTTGCATAAGCAAATAAAAAAGGACTCATGCCGCAGCCGCATGGGGAATCCAGATTATCTGCTTGTTTTTTACAAGCCGGGAGATAACGGCGATCCAGTAACGCATACAGCCGAAGACTTCCCGGTAGACCAGTGGCAGCAATGGGCAAGCCCTGTCTGGATGGACATCAATCAAACTAATGTGCTGAGCAAGAAAGGCGCGAGAGATGAGAAGGATGAGAAACACATATGCCCTCTGCAGCTCGACTTTATTCACAGGTGTCTAGTGATGTGGTCAAATGAAGGTGATACTGTATTTTCGCCGTTTACTGGAATCGGATCAGAAGGGTATATGGCATTGAAGCATGGAAGAAGGTTTATAGGAACAGAGCTAAAACCGTCGTATTTCCATCAAGCATCGCAAAACCTCAACGCTGCAGAATCAGAAGGAAAGGGGTTGTTTTGAAATCGTCATATAAAGATTTGCTTATCCACAAGAAAGAAGCTGGAATTACGAGTCGTGACAAAGTGGAATGCAATCCGCATCCAAACGCAAAGCCCCATCAAGCCGATTGCCTGCGAAAGCTACTTAATATAGGAACAGGCGCGGCATTTTTGGATACTGGACTTGGCAAGACGTTTTTGCAGCTCGACTGGGCGCGACACGTTCCAGGCGACGTATTGATTTTAGCCCCGCTCGCCGTAGCGCAGCAGACGGTTGAGGAAGCTGGAAACTTACTCGACATGAACATCCATCACTCTCGTAATGGTGATGTAAAAGAGCGGATTACTATCACTAATTACGAGCGAGCGCATCTTTTTGACGTTGCCCGATTCAATGCAGTAGTTCTTGACGAAAGCTCTATTCTTAAAGGGCAAACGTCCAAGATGAGGAAGTGGATGACTGAGGCGTTTGATTATACGCCGTGGAAGCTGGCATGCACAGCTACGCCTGCGCCAAATGACTATACAGAGCTGGGGAATCACTCGCGATTTCTGGGAGTTATGAGCGCACAGGAGATGCTAACTAGATGGTTTATACATGATTCTGCAAATACGTCAGACTGGCGACTAAAAGGGCATGCTGTAAAAGACTTTTGGCAGTGGGTAGGGTCTTGGTCTTGTTGCGTTTTCAAGCCGTCCGATTTAGGCCATAGCGACGATGGCTATGATTTGCCGAATCTAAACATTGAAACGCACATACATGACTCGCCGCTTGTCACTGATTCGCCAGATATGTTATTCGACATGCCTAGCGTGGCAGCAACGGATTTGCATTCAACAAGGCGAGCGACAATAAACGAAAGATGCAAGAGCGTCGCAGAAATGGCAAACAACTCATCTGAGCCGTGGATAGTGTGGTGTGAGTCAAACGACGAGAGTGCAATGCTATCTAAGCTGATACCTGACGCCGTTGAGGTCAAAGGCTCAATGACCATAGAGCAAAAGGAATCTAGGCTGGAGTCGTTTTCGCAAGGTCAATCGAGGGTTTTAATTTCCAAGCCTAAAATCTGCGGATTCGGAATGAACTGGCAGCATTGCAGAAACATGGCTTTTGCTTCGATCTCATACAGCTACGAGTCATTCTATCAGGCTATTCGGAGATCATGGAGATTCGGCCAGACGCAGGAGGTCAATGTCCACGTCTGCATTTCTGACGCAGAAGTTCCGGTGTGGCGAAGAGTGGAAAGAAAGTCTACGGATCATGACACAATGAAGAAAGAGATGCGATTTGCCGTCGGTAAAACCCAGTCCCACGAAGTAAAACTCGACTACAACCCTCAAATGCAAGCAACACTTCCGGCTTGGCTTTAATTATGAAAACAAATCCACTGCCTCCGATAGACAGCGTTCTTGAAGTTCTGAAATACGATCCCGATACAGGAGTATTTACCTGGAGGAGGAATGAGAAAGTTCCAAAAAAAGTAGCCGGAAAAGTCGCAGGCTCCTTTAACAAAAACGGATATAGGCAAATTAGGATTTACAGCATTAGATATTTAGCCCACCGGCTGGTGTGGTTGATTTCTGAAGGAAATGATCCAGGCGATTTACAGGTTGACCACATCAACGGCCTGAAAGATGACAATCGTCGCGAAAATCTGCGCCTTGTTACAAATTCAGAGAATCAACACAACCAGAGGCGCGCAAGGGGATACCACTTTCACATCAGGGCGCGTAAGTGGCACGCAACAATCAGGCTAAACGGTAAGGGCCGTCACCTTGGATATTATACCACCGAGGAAGAAGCGCGAACCGCTTACATCGAGGCAAAAGCAAAATTTCATCCGACAAGCCCGATTGCAAAGTAGAAACAATTATGACACCACAAGAATATCACAAGAATCTAGTATGTAACCGCGAGGATATTTTCGCAGACGACAGTTTTCTTTCCAAATCTGTATTGTGGGAGCTGAAATCATCGAGCCTCTACCGATGGAGATTTGCTCCAAAGGTTTTTACCGGATCGGCAGCGGCGAATTGGGGTAGCATGGTTGACGCAGAATTGACTGAGCCGGGAGGCTGCGAATCAATCGTCGCGGTTTCTCCGTTTGACTCGTTCCGGTCGAAAGATGCCCGGGAATGGAGAGACGAGCAGGCTGATGCAGGATTGGTCGTTGTGAAGCAGTCTGATGTAGATCAGGCGAAGATCGCTGCAAACAAAATTCGATTGGATCGAAACGCGGCAGATTTGCTGGACTCCTCAGAGGGCCAAGTGATTCTGACGTCGAGAATCAAAGACGTAAATGTAAAGTGCATGATTGATCTGGTCCCGGAGGATCGCGACTACCTCGTCGACATCAAAACGACAGGCGACTTTTCCCCGTCGGGTATCAGTAAAAAAATCGCGCAATTCGGATACCACGCCCAAGCTGCATGGTATCTTAAAATCTGGAACAACGAGAATCGTGACGACCAGCGCAGCCGTTTCCGCTTCATCTGGCAATCCAGCGAGTCGCCTTACGAGGTAGCCGTAACTGAGTTGCCAGCAATGGACATTGCAGCAGGCGAAGATTGGTGCGCCCACCAACTCGACCGATTGACCTACGCCGCGAAAACTGAGTCATGGGGTAATATTTTTAACGACAAGGTAGCCGTGATCGGTAGACCTGGGTGGGCTGATGCGCAGGACGAGGCAGAGATCGAAGGTTTTACAAATGCACCCGAATAGAAATCTTTCGATTTTCCATCGAAAAAGCTCCAAAAAGGAGCCTGATTTCCTTCGGTTGAGCCTACGGAGCTGCAAGTTGCTTTTGAACAGGCCCGAATTGAAGTCATTCGACGAAATCACAAACAAAGATAAAAAGCTTTTACAGAGACGGGTTAATGCGTATGCGGAGGTTGAAGAACCTCATCTCGACCTTCCAGACGTAAAGCCTCAAATCACGACGTCCTGGTATTTACTCAGCGAAATTATTGGCCGACCAATAGTGAACATTTCGCAAGTTAGGCGTTCGGATCGGAACTTCTTAGCTAGAGAGATAAAAGAATTAAACGGCGAGAGTGATTTTCAAATTACACTGACAGAATCGGCATCGAGAGAAATAGAAGTCATCGGGGGCAAACTCCCGTCAATAGAACAGTTTCCAAACATAAAAGGGGTTGAATATGCCCTAACAATAAACTAACATACAAAATATATGAGCAAGCTAGTCAAAGCAAAGATAGACGTAACTAAAATCGACAAAAAAAAGTTGTTTCAAGGTGCGAAAGGCACGTATCTGGATGTCGATATTTGGATTGACGAAACTGAGCCGGAGGCGTGGAAACAAGTTTCTCTCAATCAGTCTCAATCGCAGGAGGATCGAGAGGCTGGTTTGCCAAAAAACTACATTGGGAATGGAGAGTGCAAATGGGGATGGGATAATCAGCCTGCATCTCAGCCTGCATCTCAGCCAGGAGCAAATCCGATGCAGGATGTCCCCGCGCCAGGTAATGACGAAATCCCTTTTTGATAAGATGCAAGGCGACTTAAACAATTTCAACCTAGACGATTTGCATTGGCGAGCTGCGGAATCGCGTCTGGATAAAATCAAAATGAAGTTGTTCGAGTCGCCGCATCTTTTCACAGTTCTCGATTCCGTTATGACCGATCTGGAATTGTGGGATGATCCCCAACCAACCGACTACGCTCTAAATCTTATTTTGCAGTCTGAATCGAGAGAAAATAAAGATGGAAGATAGTTCGATATTTGAGGCATTGCAGCGAGCCGGAGCGGATTCGGTCGACTGTGATTACGAGGACGCCAAGCAGGACGGATGGCGAACGATTGATGATCTTGCAGTGCTGGCCGATTGTGGCCGAAGCACGATCACTCGACTCATGCGCTTGTCCGTCGCCGATGGAACTTGGGAGACGAAAAAGGTTAGACTATCTGGAGGCCGAAAGGCTGCAGCATACCGGGAAATCTTAAACAAAGAATAGAACATGCAAGACTACTGGAATGATCCGCCCGAAGAACCGGAATTACCTGAATGGATTTGCCAAATTGAGGACTGTATCGAAGAGGCAATCGGATTTTCGAACGAAGCAAAGGAACGAATAAATGCCGGCCACAAGCACGATAACCGACCGGCGGCATTCACTGAGTCGGTAAATAATCTGCAAAGATCGGTCAGGTCGCTTGCTCAAGCAGTTGAATTTCTACTTAGACGAACCGAGCGAACCGAGCGAACCAAAAAGAAAACGAATCATGAGTGACCAAAGCGAATCAACTACAACTGTCCCTGAGCTTGGCTCGACTGCCTTGTTCGCTGCCTTTGGTGCAAAAATCAGATGGTGCGACGAAAAGGCGAAGGAGTGTTACGAATGCCGGGAGGAAGACTGCTCAGACATCGGAAAATACTACGATGCGGCAAAGACTGAAATCACAAGATTCCGAAACGAACTTTTCCCAGAAGAAAAACCGGGCAACGCTGAGAAAGATGGCGTTGCGACTGTGAGATGTCCCGAATGCAAGATTACGATCGGTTCATGTTGGGCCAACGGTCATTGTCCAGGTTGCGGTCATTTTATCAAAGCGAACGATTGAGGACATCCAGCGAGGAAAAGACTATGGAAAAACAAACGACGTTATCGAGCTTGGATGCTCCCACTTGTTCTCCTGTGATTTTTGATCATCGGGTATGGAAAAACTGGGAGGGTGGAACTCTGGAGGCCGTCGAGATGCTAAACGCCATGTTGAAAAAACACGGCTTAAAAATCAACGTCGATTGGGACTGGCCGAACGATTACACGGAGGTTTCAATTTTGAAGGAGAATGCCTTGTTCTGCCAAGAGTATTTGGGTCGCCCGTGGGAGCCAACTCCCGAAGAGAAGCGGCTGCGTGAACTCGCGGCACAATACCACGAAGAGACGGAATCCTACGACCGAACCGTTTGCACGGGGCCGATCCGAAACGGCGCGATCATGCCGATGGGGTCGGGGGAACATGCAGCGATCAATCGAAACGCCTTGGCCGTGAGGGAACGCCTTGGCGCAGAGGTGGCCGAGCTTGGATTCACCAAAAAGGAGTGGCAACACGCCATCGCCAATTTCAGGCAGAACGATTGAGGACATCCAGCGAGGAAAAGACTATGGAAAAACAAACGACGTTACCGAGCTTGGATGCTCCGACTTGTTCTCGGTCGATCCACAAGAGCCGTTTTGGGACATTCCGGGAAGCGACCGTTGGAGACTGGCAATGTCGCCGATGTGGGCGTGTGGTGAAAGAAGAATCTTTCGAGCGAATTTCAAAATCAATCGGGTATCGATGGCCTTTATGCGCTTGCTCAACGTGGAAATTTGAAAATTCAGATTGGCGTAAACTTAGAGAGAAAGACATTTTTTCCGAGAACACCCAAGATCGCGAGCCTGCGGAGTAGGTCTTGCGAATCGCTTTGCTCGCAGATCAAACAGGCGAGATGAACTTGCCCGTTTCTCCCTTTCGGCAAAACCAAAGTTCCCAATCTGATTTGCCGCTTTTGGATTGGTGAATTTCGCCAAATGCCCATCCATTCTCATGCGCCAATTTGCGCGGAGTCTTGGCGTTGTAAGGCATGTCGATTTTACAGAGTGCGCCTACGCTAATTCCTTCCGCCCGGGAGAGTGACGAATCGGCGAAACGTGAGAAGGAGTGAACGTGGCCCTGCACTACGCCAGTGCCGCTGCCTTTATAGATTCCTATTGCCTGGCGAGCTGCCGCTACGCCTGCATGGTAGCCGTGAATGAATTGCAGCTGTCCCAATTTCAAGACGCCACTTCTTACGTCGTAGGGCAAAACCTCTGCGTTTTTCCACGACTTGTTTTGCTCGATTTCCTGCACGAGTCTCCCGCACAGATCGCGCATGTTTCCATTCGTCGAACATTTTGCCGATTGCCACAATCTCTCGTCGTGATTGCCTCGCAGGATGTAATCCGGGCGGTATGCGTCGAGAAGGGCGATTCCCGTAATGCAATCGCGCTCCATCGACTCGGCTCGTTCTTCCGCCCCTGCTCCATTTCGCAAAGGTCGAAAGTCGAACACGTCGCCGCCGTGAATTTTTACGTGAGGTTTCCACCTGTCAGCAAACGACAAAAACGCATTTACGGTTTCGTCGTCCTGCTGATCGCCGTGGCTGTCGGTTCCAAATAAGAATCTTTTTATTCCCATCGCTCATTCTCCTTACTTGGTTCTTATTTTGTTCCGAAGAACTTTTTAATGACTGATTGAAATCCGTAGGAAAGAACCGAGAGAATCTGGACCGATCCAAAACCAGCAACGCCGGATATGCCGACAAGCAAGAAAGAGCCGCCGTATTTATCAATAGTTAAAAGTGAAAGTATCAGGCCGGCAGTAGTTCCCGTAATCAAATAAGTCAAAACGACTCGCTTTGTGACTTTCTCGGTATGATCGCCAAGCATTTTGGCAACGCTGCCAAGTGAGGAAATAGCGATGATTGCCGCAAAGTATTTGATATACCCGGAAATGGTAAATTCCGATGCCGGTAGCGTAGCAAGTGATTTCGCTGCTCCAATAATTTGATGTAGTATGTTCATAATTTAGAAGTGTTGCTGTTCATTCCCTCCGCGATTTCGTGAACTTTATTCCATCTGTTTACCAGTCCCTTCCAAAAATTCGACCTATACCCTACCTTTTCGCGCTCGTATCGCTCTCTTGAATCGCGTAGCTTTTGCAACAATAGAGAAGGCGTGTCTCGGTCTGCCTTTTCGAGTGTTGCGCGAGTGCGCGGTCCCCATTTCCCGTCTCTCCTTACATTGCGCCCCATTGCGCGAAGCGAATCCTGCACGATCCACGCGCTTCCGCCCGGGCCTCGATTGAAAGTCGAATCGAGAACGGAGAACCTAGTGCCAGGCTTGAGACTTGCCTCGTCGAGCTGTGTATATCGCAGCGTGTATTCTTCAATGTATCTCGCCGCGTATTCCTCGCGCCGCTCAGGATTCATCGCTCGTAGGTCAGCAAGTGCTTCCGGGTGGTATCGGTCATTGATCCCTGCAATCTCGTATTTCCCCCCACCGTCATTTTCTGGCAGTTTGTATATTTTTAGCGTCCCGTCTGCATTCCTCCGCGCCTCGAGATCGACAATAGCTCTGCCTGCCGCGTAGTCGCTTGGCGTTTCGGCGGTGACATCTGCAATATTTACCTGCTCAGAGCTGGAATCAATCAGGTCGGTGTCCTCAATCAGCGTATAAGTAAAAACATTGCCCCAAATCTGCTTTGCCTTTTTCCATTCGTCCCGCAATCGCAAGAAGTCGAGAACGCTTTTTGTCACTTGGCATCCTGCCGATGCTGCACCAATCTTGTCGTAAACGTCGCGACAAATGCCGTCGTCTGGATTCTCTGGAGCGTGAATATTCGCGCCGAAGTTGCCACTCTGTAGCGTGTTTGGCTTGAGATCGTAGACTGTATCCTTGTTGCCGTCACGGTAGACATTCACCGGGCCACCATCCTGACAAAGTGCATTGTAGAGTCCTCGATGCTTTCGGAGTCGGTAAATGTTTCTGTATTGCCCCGGCTTTAATATCATTGCGCCGCGTGGATTGAGCAACTTGCGCCGAGTATATCTCTCGCCCGGATAAGTCGTAAACGGAACAGAGATAACATGCCATTCGCCATCTTCCTGCTTCCAGAATTGCACCAATCTGCATCCGAATCGGTCAAACTTTGGAGATGCGTCCCTGATGCCTACGATGTTGAGATTGTATGGCTGAGAGTTGTTTGCGAAAACATCATACCCTTTGCCTAGCACGGCCCTTGCTACGTCCGTAGCCGCGCCAAAATCCATCGAAGGTGGTTTAACTATAGAAGGAGCTTCCGGCGGTTCTGGTGGATCGCTGGGAGTCGGTGCAGGGTCCGGTAGCGGTGCGCGGTGAATCGTCCTATTCCTGCCGAATAGCTCGCGAACAATTAGCCGTAACAATGTAAGGAGAAAAACCATTACCTGACTTTTCCAGACCACTTCGAAGCGAATTTTGACGCAATATGCTGGAGTCCTCGCGATCCGTAGTAAAAGCCGACTACTGTTGTTGCGAGTGTCGCCAGCAATTCGTTTGGCTGCGATGGGTTTCCTGATGCGAAAAGTATTAGACAAAGAATCCAATCAGTTAAAAAACAGCCGATAACAATATACCCGACAATCGGTCTCCATGTTTTTGAAAGCTTGCAATCACCCATCATATCGGCAGCGTGTCGAGCGGTGACCTGCTCCCGGTCCTGTTGATAGTCTGCCAGTATTGCCTGCTGCTCTTGCAATGCTATCTCTGCGATCTGCGCCCTTTGCTCTGGCGTCGCATCTTCTAGCGCGTCGGCAATGGCTGTTTCGCTTGCGTTGTCGCCAAGCCCCAACGCTCGACCGATCTTTTTGGCAATGTTCCAATAACCTCCGATGGGAGAGACAGAGATAATAGCGTCAGCAACTTCGTCCAGGCCAGTCTCTCTGGCTTTTCGGGCAAGCTTGCCGCCTTCGTTTAATATCTGCATTTATTTCTCCTGCTCGATTTCAATCTTTGATGTATTGCCAAGAGCCGCAATAAAATTTGATCCTTGACCGTCAGATCCTTGCGTAAATCGCGAGAAATGTTGCAGTTCATAAACATCTGTGGCCGATGTAACCGAAAACCTACCTACAATGTGAGCGGTTGTTTGGTCGCCAGTGCCTCGGTAGCCTGTTACTGCAAATGTAAAACCGGCAGTTTGTGGAAAGCCCGGATATTGCGGTGAGTCGTCGCCGTGTGTAACAGTAACCACATCCGATGCTGAGCTTGCTGAAAACTTAGAGTCGCCATCAATAGCGGATGCAACTGCTGTTGCAACTGCTGTTGCTGAGTCTCCCGTGGCTATGCCGGTAATCTCTACGTATCTATCGACCGTAAGAGTAGGCTGCGCCGTGCCGCTATCATCTACGTCTACCCAAAAGGCGACCGAACCATCCTCATCGTGCAGGATGAAGTAAGTTCCGTCTAGTGATCCAGCGGTATCTGCAACGCATGTAATAGTCTCAGTTTCGGTGGGCGCTATCTGCGCGTATGCCTCCATGCCCTCCACCGCTGTTGTCGCAGCCGTGGTATTTTGAATCCGCAAGTAGTTGTGGCCGCAATTGTATGCGTTGGCATATCCTCGAACGCGATAGTCTCCAACTGGTAGTTGAAAACCTCCGCTCGACATTGTGCAAATCCCAGCCGTGTCTACAGACTCGACGAGGCTGCGCTTTGTCCATGTCTGCGAAGTTAATCCGCCTGAGCCGGTTTGCGAAAGTAGAAGGTAGTCGTTTGACCCTGTGTTGAGTGTCTTTAGTTTAAATACCTTCTCATTGGTGCTGGCAGCGTAATCATCCGGCCTGATTACATCTGGCGAAGATTCAGCGTCGGTTCCAGAAGCAAGCTCGTAAATCCGCAGAGCGTTACTTGCATCAGCATCCAGCATTGCAAACGTCTCACCAACAGTCCGAGAGACGGTAGACAGTGAGTCCAATTCTGATGCAGTTCCTCCCGTTAGTCCTGTCAGCGACGGATTGAACTGGATAGTGTTAGATGTCAATGCATAGTCGTCAGGACTTCCACTGTCCGTAGGCGTTCCCTCGCTGCCGCTGAGAACGTCGTGCTTTATGGTCGTTGTAACGTCGTCAATAGACGATTGGTAATCTGCGCCTGCGCTGTATTTGTAAGTAAGCTCAAATAGACAGTCGTCTAAAGATGCAATGTCGTTAGTGTCGTCTGCGTCTACTCTTTCTAGCGCATTGTTTATTTCAGTAGTATTAAGCGACAGGTTAAAGGCATACGTTTTGGCGTCCGAATCGTGAACGTATGTGGATGTTCCGGCTAGTAAATCGCCATCCGAATAGTCGCCGCTTGCTTTGATACCAATGTCAATCAGTGCGCCTGCGCCCAGATTTTCTGCCGTCCACGATGGTGCTGAAACAACAGAGTTGGGTGCCGCTCCATCTGGCGATTGTCCGAATTGAACGACTACCTCCTCTACATCACCAGCCTTAAATGTTAGCGTTTCAAGTGCGCCATCAAGACCGGGAACGGTCACGAATCGCCGGAGTCGTCTGTCGAAATATAATGTCATGGTATTATTCTGTTATTGATACAGTTCCGTCTGCCTCAATCTTAAATGGCACAGGAGGAGTTTTTGGAACATATTCTGGATCAATGACGTTGAGAAACTTCACCAGCTCCCCACTTAACCAGAAAACCTCTCCAGCATTAGTTCCGAGTGAATCCAATACATCTTGGGGATTGGCTTCGCCGTCCCAGAGTTGGCACATTCCTTGTTCGTGAAACTCCTTTAGCTGATCGTGCAAAACTTTTATTAGTGACAGTATTTGATCTGCTTGCTTTTCAGCCTGCGTTTTGTTGATTAAGCTCATAATCTATGTGGCCTTACGTTTTGATAATGTAATTGAGAACGATTGTGGGTTGCGTGTTCTGGTGCGCTAGGTCTCCACCTGCCGAAGTAACAGTTCTTGCCAGAGTAGTGATGTTATTCAACCTCACAGAGACCCCGCTGCCAGTGTCTGCCATGTTCCTGGAAGTCGTATCATATCTATCACTAGTGTCGTGATCGTGGATCGGCATTTCGTTTTCGTCGAGTTGATGCGTTTGGCTTCCACCCGTTGATCCGAGAGTTGCCCCATCTACTCCACTGCCAGCAGATGTCAAAAGCGAAGCGGTTGATTCCTTACCTGCAATTACGCGCCCCGATATGTCTGGTAGATTGAATGTTGTAGACCCGTCGCCAACTCCGTATGTAGTGCTAACTACGGAGAATAAATCAGAGTAAGTAGTCCGAGAAACAGCACTGCCATCGCAAATAAGCCAGCCCGTAGGCGAAGAACTTCCAGCATATGCTTGGACACCTCCAGTGGGTGAAAGTGAAGCAGCAGACTCTATAGCCGCTGTTCCCAGTCCCAAATTTGTTCTTGCTGTCGATGCATTGTCGAAAGTATTATTGCAAGTTCTGCTGTCTGAAAGTCTGCTGTCTGCCGTATCAATCAGCGTTGCGTCTGTTACAACAGAGTTTAATTCAGCGAGTGTATCAATGTCGCCGGATTGCAGTGCAGAGTCTGCTGCTGATCCCTGCGCCGCCGTAGCAAATGCGCTGGCGTGGTTTCCGTCTAGTAAATCTGCATCAAGTCCCGATGCTGCACCATCATTTGAGGTATCAAAGAATCCCAAAGCCCTGATGTCGGCAGCAGTTTGGTCGCCCGTGAAACCAGCGTCATTGGTTAGTGTGGAAATATTATCACTCGGCTGCGTGGCTGAATCAGCGAGAGTCCCCTGCGCCGCAGTTGCATAATCGCTTGAATCAAAAGCCTTGATTTGATCCAGGTTAGATACTTCCGAATCCATCAATGCCCCTGCTGATGTGACGTTTGCGGTATCGGTAACATCTGCCCCAGCCTCAATACCGTCTAGCTTTGCGTGATCTGCGGTTGTAAAGTTTTCGTCAGTCTGCGATGCCACAGTAAAGTCAAGTCTCCCGTCTGTATCGTCATAGTCAACAGTTATACCGCTTTCAGTATTTCCCGTAACCATACCACCAACTATATCCTGCACCTCCTCACTAGAAAGTTGAGTGTTTGTATCAGTAGAAGATATGGTTCCGTCGCCTGCTATTGTGATATTGGTTCCAGCAGTCAGAGATGAAACCACATTATTCGTGTCAGTTACATCTGCTCCCGACTCAATGCCGTCTAGCTTTGTCTTGTCGCCGTCTACAAAAGCTCCCTCGGACGGTTTGAGTTGATAGGAAGATAAATCTTGGTCGCCTGTATTAGTACCGCTGACCGCATCAAGCGCAGAGGAATATGCTTGAACATTTACACCAATGTCAGAATCGACCAATGTAGTCGGGTCGTTCACTTCTGCACCCGATTCTATTCCGTCTACCTTCGTTTTGATCGCATCAAGTTGCGCCCCTGTGGTCGTAACGTCGGACAAATCAGAGAGTGACTCACTTGTAATGTCGGTAATGTAATTACCCAGATCGGATATATCAGCCTCAACCAATTGACGAGATTCGAAGTCGGTTCCGTCAGCGATGAGTGCGTTGCGATTGGTCGCCGTGCTAGTGTTCACATCAGACAAATCTGATAGCTGAGTGGCTCCCGATGGTAGATTAGTTAGCTGCGACCCGTCTACAGCAGGGAGTCTGGAGGAACCGTCTAGCTGGACTACCTCATTCGCCGATGTGCCTACGTCAAGGCTTGCGGCAGTTCCTAGATCGCCAGGTTGTGTAGCTGAATCAGCTAGAGTCCCCTGAGCGGCAGTTGCAAAATCCCCTGTGTCGCTCGCCGCCGCTGTACCCGCGTCAGTAATATCAGAAAGAGTGTGACTGTGAGTTGCCTCTGCAAATGTCTCATCGGGTGATCTCTGCCCTTGGCAGTTGATCACAAGAACTCCGGTCGATGCGTGTATTCTTCCAACTGTCGCAACTGGTTGCACGGTTCCGCTAGTTGGCTGCGTCGATGTCAGACCGCTTGCGCCTACAAAAATTTCATCATTGAGGCCCCAGCCTGGAGTGTCTGTATCAAATGATCGAATTTCCCCTACGATGACACCATCTCCCTCGCCGTTGTTCGCAAGATCATCTGCCAGTAGCGCAACGGCTGGCATCTTCGCGGAATCAGATTGGTCTGCTGCTGCTACCTCGATTCGATCCGACACGCCCACATGTCCGGTGACGTATACTGGTGTTCCTTTCGTTAGCGTTCCTCCGCTGGTGTTTTTGACATGAACATAAAGCGTCCCTGCTATACTACCATGTATGTGGTCAGCGGTTAAAAGTCCCGGCACGTTGAGGTCATCAGACCAAGTCAGATCGTAATTGTCGCCGCTTGCCTTGGTAGCAATCTGCCCCGTTGTGCCTCCGGTCAAACCTGAAATGTCACTTGGCTGAATTGCTGTGTCCGCTGTTGCCCCTTGCGCTGCTGTCGCATAGTCGGCAGGGTCGAATGACTTTACATCGTCCAGATTAGCCACTTCGCTATCCATCAATGCGCCAGCATCTGCTACATTCTGGGCATTGGTCACATCTGCATTGGCTTGAATACCGTCTAGCTTGCTGTGGTCTGCGTCGGTAAATACGTTGGAGTCTGTAGCGGAATCAACAAGGCTTCGAATCTCGCTGGCATCTTGGTCAGCAGTAGCGTTCGACTCAATCCCATCGAGCTTTGTTTTGTCACCGTCGATGAATGCACCTTCAGATGGCTGGAGTTGATAGGTAGACAAATCCTGATCGCCTGTGTTCGTACCACTCTGATTTCCAAGCAGTGTTTTCTCCGCGTCTGTAAAGGCGTTTGTGTCAGGCTCTGACTCGTAAAGAGATTTTATCTCTGCACCAGTCTGGTCACCAGTAGCGTTCGATTCAATACCTGAAAGCTTGGAGCGCTCCGCGTCTGTGAGAATTTTTGTGGTCGATCCTTCGACCATATTATCCATTGCGAAAGCATCACCAGAAACGGTCGTGGGATCATATACTGACGCCAGCATATCCCCGCCACTGCTAACGCCGGTTACGCTTACAGGAACGGAAACGCTGCCGGTCGTCACCGAAACGGATACGCCATCGTCGTCTAGCGTTACGGCTATGCTTGGCGACGTAGCAATGGATACAGATATTTCAGTCATTCCAGTCTCCAGCTTCCTCGAGAAAGTTCATGTCGCCTTGCAGCCTTAACTCTACCGGTTGACCGGATGAGGCAAGAAAATCCACTCTGTATTCGCATTCCTCTTTTTGTGCGATGTCAGACAAGGTGATCGAACTGTCTGCTGCTGAAACTGCAACAGGCGGAATGCTGATCGTTGTCGTTTGATCTGAAACCGTGACATATGATCCATCAGTGCTTGCCGTGAATGATCTTCTGTCGCTTAAATTGCGAGAACGAATTTCAAACTCAACACGTTTACCATCCATGTCATACGCTGCATCCATTGGAATAGATAGCTCAAGCGATGCGCCTTGCGGAAACTCAATCACTGGAACGACTGCCGTTTTTAAAGTGTAAGTGGTATTTGACATTGATTATTCTGATTTGCGCGCTCCGTATTCGGTTGCGCCCGTTTTTATTTTCAGAAAATGACCTGGGCAACTCATCCGCTCAATTTACCCTAGTTTGACCGATTCGCAAAAACAAGCGAAGTTTAGCAATGGACCTTGAAATTGATTTGACGGAGTTTAGGAGGACGCTGAACGAATACGTGAAAGCGAACAAGCGGGAATCGTCAGATTTGATAAACAAGAAAGCGAAAGATATTGCTTTCCGGGCGGCGAAACACGTCGACAATGCAAAGGCTCCTGATATTACTGCTTTGGGTGCGCCCCATAAGCCGCGAAAGCAAGGCAGCAGAGCCAAGCCTAGAAATAAAACAAACACTTTATTTCATGCGTTGGCATCGAAGGGTAATAAATTTGGAAAAGCTCCGCGAGGAAAGGGAAACTATGACGTGGCTAGGCAGACTTTTGACTCTCGCAAAAGATCAATCGGCTACTCCAAGGCAATGTTTATAAAGCTCGCAAAGCAGTTGATAAAAAAGCCTTTTGATTTTACCAAAAATCCGCATGCAAAAGGTAGGGCATCCATCGACGACACATCTGCAAAAATATCTACTCCGGCAACATTGACTGCATTGCTCCACATCCCCGGGCTTGACTCAAACCACTACGCCAAAGTAATGAAGCCAGCGTTGGAAAAAGCAATTCGAGAAGCAACTGCTGACATGCAAAAGTATCTGGCAGATAAGTTGCAAAAGGTCGCTGATAAATACAGCTAGGTTTGACTGGCCCAATCCGATTCGGTGATCCATTCCTCTGTCGTCCACCACTCATCTGCTTCAATTGAGAGGGAGTAGCCCGTTGGTGAGTTGGTCAATTCCGTCTGCATCGGTTGACCTAGCATGGTGACGTTTGAATCTTCAGATGCGCTGCCTGTCGTTCCAACTGTGGCAACTTTTATCGTGTAATTATCTCCGCCCGTCATTTCAATGTTGAGAATTGGCTGTGCAAGATACGGCGTCGGCCCTTGAAAATATGTAGACAGAGGCTCAGTTAGCACGGCAAAAGGATTTATCCTGACTTGTGTCTGTGCCTCATCCTCGTCAAACTCCGAGTTGACGTTACAGGAAAACAAATAAGCTCCTCGCTTACCTCCGTTTGGCCTAGTCGGATTTGTTATTGAGTCAGTCACGGAAGTTCCAGCCGGTATCGTCGCGCTCACTGTCTGCGTTCCTATCGTTCCTGTTACGGCCCATGTTTTTACATTGAGCCAATAGTTTGCGATAAAGTTGGTGTAAAATAGCGGATCGTCTACTGTCCCGAAATTTACGGCTTCGAATGGTCCGTATTCGTAACCTCTCAACGTGTGATCTGCGTCGTCGGAATACGAGCGATTGAGTAAATAGCTCAGTCTGTTGTCCGAATCTGGAAAGTCTCCGCCTACCTGGTATGCCTCTTGGTAAATGGTCGCAATCGGATCGCCTCCGCCCGGGTCGTATGTCGTTACGCCGATTGCATCGGCTGGTGTGACGGTGCTTTCGCTGTTCAAAACAGAGTTTGTAACCATCGACCGAGCTGCGCCTGTGGCCCAATGGTTGAGCGTTACTGGTCGGTTTATCATTCTTCCGCGCTAGGTTCTTCCGTTCCCGTTCCAGGCACAAGTTGGTAGTATGGGATAACATGCCCAGTCAATGTCTCATCTTGAGCCAAGACGAATTGCAGATGAGTCCCGTATCCCCATTTTACCGCCATTATTGTATCCGATACGGCCATTGATCCGATAGGGCGCGGCGGTGCGTCCGAGGCGTCTGGATCGGGCGGTGGGTCCGGGTCGTCTGGATCGGGCGGTGAGTCCGGGTCGTCTGGGTCGGGCGGTGCGTCTGGGTCGTCTGAATCGGGCGGTGCGACAAAGGCCCAAATAACGTAGTAGTATTTTTCGAGAATCTTTTTACCTGCAGGATCAGAGTCGGTTTCCTTTACCGGGTATGGGTAACCCGTCCACTCCTCAACCATTGCCAGTGTCACCGTAAGGTTAGGCTCGACTACTAAGCATAGAAACTTGCCGACAGCAGGTGTAAATGTTTCGGCTATGTCCACAACATCAACCAGGCCCGACTCGTCGTATGCCGTCGTTCGCTTAACTTTGCCCGGGTGTTTTATTGAGACTTCCTTGTCGCCTTCGTCTGTAGTTTCTATTTTAAGGTTCCAATATTCTATGGCCCTGGCTGAAGAATCAAATTCTGGCGTTACCGGTGGAACAAGTCCCTCCGGTGTTTGCTCCCATCCCGGCCTGATAGGTAAAACTCTGTTTTTTCTGATAAGATCAATCAAGCGATTGAATCGACCGAAGAAAAAACCGGAATCGTATTTTTCGAAATCGTCCATTTATCCTTCATCCGGTTCCATTCGCACGATCCACGTTTCGGTCACAGCCCAAATACCAGTCGCCAGTTCTGATCTTGTAAAACCTGCCAGCAGTCCCACATTTTTTACCTGCAAAGAACCATCGAAAGTTGGCGGTTGCTTATTGAATAGCGTGGAAGTATTTATCTCAGCTGGGACAATAGCAGGATACTGTGGCGCAGTTGGAGCGTTTCTGCCCCTGTGTATCCACGATATAGACGTTTGCTGCGCGTAGAACGAGGCTTGAACTGTTACATCATTGCCTTCGTCGTCTGGTTTATCGGAAAGAAACGAACCGCTTTGTATTGTTAGCGAGTCCTCAATGTTTACAGGATTGCTAAAAGTCGCGACAAGAAACCCCTCAAAGTTCAAAGTGATTTCTGCAAATGGCTGACCTCCTCCGCTGCTAACGCTTTTGGTTTGCAAAAACATATTCGGGTATCCGAGCAAAGAGCCTGACCTTCCCCGTATCCATGACTGATTTACTGCACCCAGCTCATCTAGATCGCCGCGTAAAACAACGGTCAGAGTATCAGAACTTTCTGAGTTTTCGTTTTCGAACACCGAGAAGGTGCGAAAGGACGTGTTGCCGATGTAAGTTGGGTCTGCCATATCAATTTACTGCCAAGCCCTGAGCCAGCTTCTTATCAACATCGCGCAGAATATCTGTCTGGTCGCGAACGTCTTTTTTCTGCTCCTTTGCGATCCGGGCAGCTTCTCGCGCTGGGTTTGTATATCGGTTCGTTCCGAGTCCTCCCGTTTGCAATTTGCTACCCGCTCCGATTGTTGCATACCTGCCCAAAGCTGCGGAAAGCCCGTCACGTGACGGTGCAAGAGTTTGAGGTGTTGCAAATCGAGACGGCCCCTCCGTAGCGTTTGCGAAAACTCTCCCGCCTGGAGATGCTGCAAGAGGAGGTGGTGGAGGTGTTTCGTTTTCCTTTTTTATCTCTTGGCTCTTTTGCTCCTGTAGCTTTTCCTTACCCTTCGCCATTATATCTGACATGGCTTTGTCCAAATCCTCTGCTGCTTTCTTAAAGCCAAACGGGTCGTCGTCTTTTGTCACCTTGTCCTTAAACGCTTTCTGCGCTGCCAGCATTTTTTCCTCAAGCGTCTTGGCTTGTTCTCCCATCGTCTTGCCCGTCGCGATTTGAATTTTCGCCATCGCCTGACCAATCTTCCCGGTTGCAAGGAAAAACATCACTTCCGCCGCATCCTTAGCGGCTTTCATTAACTGCTCGCCAAATTTACCTGTAATCTTCGCAGATACGTGATTGAACGCTACCTCAAAAAGAGAAGCGGAGAGTCGGATTGCCTCGACCATTTTATTCCCCAAAAAGGCAGCGACTACTTTTGCTGCGGAGAATAAAAGGTTTTTTGCGCCATCTACATCCAAGCCTGCAAGAAACCTTTGCCCGATTCCTGCAAAATCCATTTTATTAAATGATTCCAACGCCGCCAAAATTTTTGGAGCTGCAACTTCCGCCAGTGCGAGAATGATGCCCTGAAATTTTACCGACGCCCTGTTGAGCAAGTCGGAAATGCGGTCGAACTTCTCTGCGTTCTTTCTCAATATTTCGGCAGATGATCCCATCGTTACCGATGCCTTTTCAATGGCCCCGGCGTCTTGGAATAAAGCCATGAGATCACCTCCAGCTCTGCCAAACAATTCCATCGCAGTTGCGGCCTTCTGCGTTGGGTCTTGCATGTCGGCAATCGCATTTTGCACCATCTTGAATTGTTCAAGCGGTGATTTGTTTTTGATCTGGTCAAAGGTGATTCCAAGTCTTTCGAATGCTCTGGACTGCGTAGAAAGTCCGGCTCCAAAATCCGTAATCGACCTTTGCAGCTTGTTGATGACTGAGCCTATACTGTCGGCAGCAACTCCGTTATCCTCAAAAGCCTGTTGTAAGATGGCAAGTTGATCGACCGCCACTCCTGTCTGTGCCGATAGGTCTGATAGTCTGCCGCCCAGATCAAACGCATCTTTTAACGCCCTGCCTAGCTTGTATGCACCAGCTATGGCCGCGCCGAATGTCAATGCTCCAGCGATAAGAGCAAAGTTCTTCATTCTAGCAGCCGCCTTTCCGATTGCTGCGCCGATCTTTCTAAACGCTGCGCTAGCTTTTTTTGCCGCTGTAGCGGTAGCTCGACCTACCTTTTTCATGCCCGAAACGAATGCGCTGTCGTCCAGGGAAATTTTAGATTTGAGATTAACGGTTCCGGCCATGTTGAGTAATATAGGTTAATTCTCTACGTAATCAAAAACGCCTCACGATGCGAACTCGTCGTAATAGTCGCCGAGTATAGACTCAGCCTCTCGTCGCAGGTTGCTTCCCCCTGCCGGTTTCATCCTGACGTTTTTGGCAATCAATCCCGCGCTACGTAGCTGCAATCCTTGAGCGACTGGCATATCCAAAATCTGCTCAACGGTCATAGAACCGTGAGTAGCTTCAGAAATGGTAGCTACATATTCGCAAACCGAGCCAATCACTTTCCCAAGCTGTCGTCGGCTGACTGCATTCCTGTCTCGTCGATCTCGGCAACACTGGCGATGATGTCTCCGATGATGTCTCCGAATGCCGCAATGAGCTCGCTGTGCTTCTCGTTTCCGACAAGAACGCCTGCCTTTTCGGCCCAATTCAACGCCTCGCCCATTACCTTTGCAGGAACACGTAAAGCTTTCTTGGCGAGTGAAACAGGATGAGCGCAGAGGTAGACGACTATGACGGCATCTTGAAAAATGCCGTTGTATGTCTCGCGTTCCTGAAATTCTTCTAGCGCCTCCTCGCCCATGTTGAAAAACTCCATGCCGAGCTTCTGCGCTGCGACCTGGCGATGCGTGTTGAAAGGCTGCAATTTTACATCTCGACCGTCTGGCCCTCCGAATGATATTTTTCTGACTCCATCAGATTTGAGAAAAGCCTCATCCTGTTCGTCGATTTTAATTTCCTCCGGTTCTTCCAGAATATCCAAGTTTAGATTTTGTTCTCCTAAGTCCATCGTTTAAGCATTTGTTCGAATTTTGGCCCTTGTGGTAACACAAGAGGAGGCAGGCCGTTCCCCCTTTTGATTTTCAAACTCTTTGGAACTTCCTTCCACAAATTGGATAGTTCCAGAAAATTGGAGCGGTATGCCCTGAGCCAGCTAACCATTGCCGGTTTCCAGTTCGCTGCGAGTGACTTTGCGAGCTTGGTCCTGCCGCTTTTATCATGCGCGTCCTCAAGCTTGCGAGCGAATGAGTCGAGATATGCAGATGCGTTGTCCTCGTCGGATGTGTGACTGGGTAGCTTGATCCTATTCAGAGAGAACAGGCGCATGTGAGCAAAAGCCGCCTTAATGTAAATCGAATCAAATTCTACGCATAGGGCAGCGAGTTCTTGCGCGTTGGCTGCTGACTTGATTCTTGCAGGCAACGCTTCCGCGTCATTTAATGCTTTTCCCGGGTCAATCCATACCTTTGCCAAATCAGACACTTCGATCGCGCCTTTTGAAAGCGGTAGGAAATATTTTACGTCGCCAGGTTTGTCCGGCTCGTATTTGTTTTCGTCAGAGTAGACATTTGAGACGCATGGCGTTTCCTCTACTAGGTCAAAACCTACTGACACTGCTGCCGCAGCGAAGCCTATGCGGTCGTCCTTGTCGCCGCTAACTGCTCTGAATCCAATCCCTACATCCATTTTTTAATCCACTTGTGTCCCATCCTACCCTTTACACTGCTGTCACGCCATTGTAGCGAACGGCCTCGATAGATGCCGTCTGGAAGGCGTCGCGGCTCGCTGACAGCTCGATAGACTCCAAAAAGTAGTCGCCCGAAGTCGAATCGTATGCGTCGGTGCTGTTTGCAATAGTCAGAGCTGTTGCAAATGCAGCAGACATAATTGCATCGAGTGAAGTAGTTACTTCGCCCTCAATGGATACGGTGCTTTGCGGATCGAAGTCTGTAGCGAATCCGGTAGTTCCTCCGAATCGGTCGAGAATAAGTGCTTTTTCGTTGCTGAAACTCTCGCTGAAACTAGAGATGTTGATTCCAGACTCCGCAGAGGTGATTCCTCTGACGTGTCCGCCTGCTTGAATGTAAGATGGTGTTGCCATAATGTTTGTTTGTTTTATGCAGAGTCAGATATTTCCTGCGTCTGCGCGTAAATTGAAAAGTTGTAGCGATACTCTGTATCTAGTGCATCGCCGGTTTTAGATGATCCATCCACGTCTATAGCCTTGCCCTGTGGCACCACGAAGGAGCTGCTGGCTGCAACTCTGACCGCGTTGGAAAATTCGTAGCAGTTGTCAAAAATTGCCTCGAGCGTAGCAATATCGTCCTGCGAATGCTGCCCGTGCGCCATTATCTCCAGGGACAGGTTGAAAATGCCTGCGCCTGCCGGATCCTCCTCGTTCTGGCTGCACCTGACCGCGATGTAGGTCTTCCCTGCTCGCTCAATGTCGCCAAATTGAACGACTTGCGCGGCAGATAGTTGAGCCTCAATCAGTCCTACTATGACCGTTTCAACTCGTTTTGCTAGTGGGTCAGCCATTACGGTTTTTCTATATTAAGACGGATTGCCACAGTCCCCTCCTGAGATAGTTCTGTGATTCTGTATTCTGCTCCACCTAGCAACAGAGTGCTTTCCGCGTCGATAGTTGGAAGGTCGTCAGCCAGAACTGTTATATTTGTTTCCCCGGTGAACTCCATCTCTCCTATGTCGCCAAACGACTGCGCCTCTGACAGTTCAAATGGAATGATCGCACGGATGCTTTCGCCCTCAATCGTGACGTATGCGCCAGAAAGCGAGTATGCCTCGTCGAACGCCAGTGTGTGGTCTGCTGTCAGGTTGTTTGCCATGATGAAAAAAGGGCGGCGGATTACTCCGCCGCCCTTGCGCGGATGGATGGGACACTGAGCGGAATGATCCGCCCTGTGGAAAAATTAGTCTTTGGGCTTGCTTGTTTTCTTTGTCTTTGGCTGCTGCGCTTGTGGTAGTGCCGCTGCCATTGAGTCGATTGCCATTTCCAGATTCTCCGCGTCGATTCCGGCAGCTTTCGCCGCTGCATCTCTGTCGGTTTCGGGCAATGATCTCCACACCTCTACGTCTCGCTCGAGACTCGTAACCGTGTCAAATGCCAAGCCTGCTCCGGTCCTTAGTGCATGAAGCATCGAGTGATTTCGACCACTCTCTTTTGGCCCGGGGCAAGGTGCGATATATGACGGTCTAGCCCTCATCGCTCTTTACCTTCTTGGCCTTGGCTGGTGCTGGCTTTTTGATCTTGTGGATCTCAGGGTCGTAAATCTTGCAGCCGCCCGACAGCAAGGCTGCCTGGTGTTGTGCGTTGTCTACATCAAGAACGGTCCCCTGTGGTTGAGGCTTGCCCTTGTAGTTTACGTTGGGTTTTGAAAAGTAAATTTTCATCTCATCAGCGGGATGTGATAGCCCGGAGGAATTGCCTCCGGGCTATCTGGTGAATTATGCGTGAGTCGTTCCGTTGTCTCCGATAACGAAGGCGGAAGGCTGCTCGAGTGCTGCGTCAGCGAATGCGTTCGCGAACAGTTCAACCGTTCCCGAGTTCTTGCTGCTGTATGGATCAACAACGAGGTCGATTCCACCCCAAAGGCAAACGAGGAGATAGCTGAACTCTCCGAAGATTACCTTGTTGGCGGTAATGTCGGTGTGGTCGTAATACTCGTAACCAAGGGCGCGCTGAGTTCCGTTTGGATTCTCGTCGATGACGTAGTTGGCCTGGCCGGACTCTTTTGGAGTCGCCATCCAGTCAGCAGTGACGCCTGGCTCAGAGAGCCACTTGGCCGATGTAAGTGGAACTTTCGCGTCGCGGAGTCCCTTCCACTGGTCAATTACGTTCTGGTGAGCGGAGTTGCCGACCTGCCAAGTGTAGGCACTAGTTCCAGATGCCGAGAGAATGCCGGTTGGTTGATCTCCGCCTGATCCGGTGAATGCTCCCCGGTCAATAGCAATCGAGATGCCCTGTCCGAGCTTGGAGCGAATCCAGCCCTCAAAATCAACAGATGACTGCTGGAGAAGTTGCAGAGAAACGCTAGTTCCTGCACCGACTCGCTTTGGCGTCATTGTGAAGTTGGAGAATACTGCATCTGCGTTCGCAATCGTGTCGGTTTCTGCGTCCCATGCTCCCGTATATCCGCTTGTCGCGGTAGGGAAACTGAGGTTGCCGGTAGCATCGCGAAAGATCGTTGCTCCGAGCTGTGGAAGAAGCGAGTAGTCCTCGAAATAGTCGACGACAGGCTGCAATTCCGTTGCTACTGTGTGGCCACCAGAAGTGGTTGTGCCGACTGTAGCAGCGTTCTTGACTCCGTGAGAAACTTCTCCGGGAATCAAAATGCCCTTTGGAGTGTCGCCGGATGCTGCGCGGAAACGCTGAGAAAGCTCGTCTTGAACTTCGCGCTCCAGGCCGGTCAATCCGCCGTTGATATGCTCGTTGACTGCTTTGAGGACAGAATAGCTCTGGACTTCTTTTTCGCCTACGTAGACAGACTCATTGGAGCCGCCTGCTGCAAATTTGCTTGGGTCGAAATTGTTCATCACCTCTGCGCGAAACTCGTCAGTAGCTTTGCCACTGTCGATTGCAGAGTTGATTTCCTTGTCGTCGACGTTGAAACGCTGCCCGATAGCGGAGATCTCTCCGATGCGGTGACGCTCCTCGTCGCGGATGTCCTTGATATTGATAGCCGGGGCTTCCGGCTTTGCTTCTTCGCTCATTTTGTGAGGTAGTTCTTTGTGGTTTGTTGGTTTTGTTTCGGGCTGTTCGGTTTCCCCGAAAACCAACCCTTTTGGTAAATCTTTTGCAATGCTGTTCGCCCATGACTCCTTGAAAGCTGCGGCCTTGAAACTCTCCTCGACTCGATCTGCAAAACCGAGATCGACAGCCTCGTTGCCATCCATAAAAGTCTCGCGATCCATCAAATCCTGGACCTGCTCGCGTGTTAGCCCGGTCCGCTCAACGTATACCGAAACAATGCTGTTTTGAATCTTCTCTAGCGTAGCTGCGGCATCTCCAAGTGCTTGCGAATCGCCAACGAGTCCCACATACGGATTGTGGATCATCAAATAACTATTCGATGGCATCACAATTTCATCTGCCGCCATCAGAATCACTGACGCCATGCTGCCAGCAAATCCTTCTACCTTGGCGGATACGATGCCTTCGAAATTTTTAATAGCGTTGTAAATGGCCCAGCCTTCTAGCACGTCGCCGCCGGGAGAGTGTATAGAAAGATTGATTTCGTCTACTCCTTCCATCGCCTGCATTTCTGCGAGGAAGCTGCTGCCTGATACTCCAAATCCACCGATTTCGTCGTGAATAGAGATGTCGGCGACTGAACCTTCTTGAGAAAGGTTATACCATGTCTTTTTCTGCTGCGTTTTCACCTTAAAAAGAAAACACATAAAAACGATAAGGCAAATTAGCCTACTTCGTCGGGTGCTGGCTGGGCATCTGGAATGTCTAAAAACATATCTATTTGCCTACTACCGGCAGATGCGGAATCAGCCTCGATTTCGTCAAATATCTCCTCGATGTCTTCGCCTTTGCTACGTGCGAGTCGCTGGTGAGAAGTAAGTCTGTTTTTGAGTCTGCGATCTTCAGCCCGGGCATCTTTGTCCGGGTCGATCCACTCCCAGCGTCTGCCTTGAAACTCAGGGTGTGCCAATCGGTCAAAATCGGACATATCATAAGCCAATTCCCCGGACATAATTGCCATCTCGAGCCACTGTTCGAAAATTGGCGTTTTCACCTCGTCGATATACCACTTTTGAACCAATTTCCACATATCCCGCTCGCTTAGAGTGCCTTGGCGAATTGAGCTGTAGTTTACGCCTTCCAAATCAGAACCAAGCTGCGGGTATGAGATTGTGAGTCCTGCAGCGACAGCTTGCAACATTGCTTTGCGGAATCCTGGCAGGTTTTGATTGGGGTGCGTTGGATCAAGTAGCTCCGGCCTGACGCCGGGCGGCAGATTTTCGAAACTGCCCGGGCTACCGTCCATTTTGATATTCCCGAAATTATCTTTCCCCTCGCCTTGGTATCCGCCAGCGGGAGAGTCAAAATCAGAGACGAAAAATCCTAGTTTGCTGGCATGGGCGCGAGCCGCAATCAGTTCGGCCTCCTCGTAACCGTGAAGCATCCTCAGCCTAGTCAGGCAGTTACTCAGCCAAGGCAATCCCTGAGATTGGGAAAACTCATGTTTGATAAATGCGTGAATCACCTCGCTTGCATCCAGAGTCTGTCGCGGTCCGTTGATTACTCTGCCATCCCACCTGTCGCCGGGGTGCTTGTCGAGAACGTGATACTTTGTGACTGCTCCAAATCCATCCTTTTCGACTGACATGAAAATGCGCCGGTCCTTGTCATACAGCTCCGGGTCGAGTCGCTCCATCGCGATTCCTTGCATGGCGAATCTGAATGGATTGCGATTGTAACCTTTTACCATCCTCGCCAAGCCTCCGCCGGTAACAAATACCGAGCGCATGAAGATGCAGTCAAACTCATGTTCGGTCACGTCGCCGGTGACGGTGTAGTTTTGCCTCTTGCAAAATTTTTTCCAGGCATCCTCTACCGCCTTACTCGCCGCCTTGTCGATTCCGCCGCGTTTGTTTTTGGCCCGAACCTTTAAGCGGAATCCACTGTGACCAACTACGTTTTGAACCGCTTGCGTCGTTGCGTTTGCAGCATATCCGTCATTCTGGCATAGTTGCTTCGACCGGGAGCGGAGTTTTACCAGGCTATTTTCCATCAGCGAATCAAGAGACGCATTGCGCGTTACCCAATCGCTCGTAAAACGGCTGACAGATGCCCCTTCGAAAAATCTATTTTTCGGCTTTGTGATTTCAGACTTGCCGCGTAGGGCGTCCCATGCTGCTTTTATTTTGGAAGGCATCTCTAAAAGTGAATGTGAATTGTATTCCCGGTAGGCTCGTCTGGATTGCGACGCTGCAAATCTGCTTTAATTTCGTAAGCTAGTCTGCCTCTGTATTCTGAAAGTAGTTGCTGTGCGTCCAATAAAGAAATTTTGGAAATTGGAACACCTCCGATTGTGTGGCTTTCCAAGCCTTCTGGAAGCCTGCCCTCAATGTGAGATTCAAGCAGTCCGACCATTCTAGAGTTGAATGATTCTGACGGTGCTGCTGTCGGATTTGGTAGCAAGGTCAGAAAACCGCTTTCTTCGCTTTCCCTGCCCCAGGTGTAGGTAATGATTTTGGTAATAGCAAACTCGTCTGCTGCCAGAGACGCGGTATCTGCGCCCTCTATTTCAAACGTGAAATGGTCAGAATCGTCGGTTCCCGCGACAGTGAAAGATATATCGCCATCATTTACCGATCTGAAAATCACGGAATACGCAGTAACGTCGTCGATGCTTTCTGGAGTGTCCCTCCACTGGTAAACATCTCCAGCAATTAGGCTTTTCGGCGGTTTTGAGTATATCTCGATTGCCATGAGCTAACGGTAACACCTATGCCGATATAGGCAAATTCGCCGCAATTGCCGCCTATTTGAGCATATTTCGCGCAATCTCCTCGTATTTAGGCGACATCCTGCGTTCTGCTGCCATCGCATAGACCATGCAGTCAAGAGCCTCGTTTCTCTGCCCTCTTTGGCATTCGAAAAAGCGAACAAACTCGCCTGTTTTGGAGCTGCGCCGGATTACCGAATCCTCTGCGAGTAGCATTTCAAAAAAGCCGGTAGCCTCTCCACCCGCTGACGGTCCAAACTCTGCAGTTTTGGGGAAGTGAATGAATCCTCGAGGATGTGATTCGCCTGCCTCGTCCGGTTGCAAATCGAGTCGGGAGTAAATAGTCTCTTTCGCTTCGTGAGTGCCGATGTGGTATTGCAGAATTTTGGCCGCTCCGATCCGCGTCGGTTTATTATCCATCAATACGCGGTCAATCGTCCTAGCTCCCTTGCAGCCGTATACTCGCTGCCGTGTCCGCATATGCGTTTGCGCCAATACAGCATCTTGCCACTTCCCGGAGTCAATCATAGTGCAGACGATTCCGAGCGATCCGGCGACTGGATGCGCGTATCGCTTTGACAATTCCTTGTCGAGCTTTTGCCAAGTCGAAAGCTCCATCGGACTCCCCAGAATCGTTTTGTATGCAACGCCCCAACTCTCTGCGTTGTCGCCCCATCCCATCACAATCAGCTCGCATCTGTTTTTCTGCCAATCCACGCCTGCGGTGAGCATGAGAACGTCAGCCGGGAGCATTTCGCCTGGATTGTATTCTTCGCGGCGCGCATACAGGACGTGAGGCTCTGGTTTTGATTCTACCTGTTCCGCGTAAGATTCTGCCAGCATCGTATTCACAAATACACGCTTGGCTTTTTCCGGTGAATCTGCCTTTTTCCCGCGCTCAATCTCGGCAGCGATTTCATGCAAATACCCGTTATAGGCTGCTGAGTGGTCGCCTACGTTCGCAAGGCAATTCAGGTGAAATCCCCGCTCGCCTGAATCTCTAGGCTCGCTCAGTGTCTTGTCGAGAAATCTTCCACCCTTTGCCATCGCAAGTCTTGATTCGTCGTCGTGTCTTTCGCCGCAACTACGGCAGACGATTACTGCGCTTTCTGGCTCGCCTGTTTTCCATTGCAGGTCTTTGATTTGCATCTCCCATTCATGCTCGCATTTTGAGCAGGTGACGAACCAACGGCATTGGTCTGACTGGTCAAACATTGCGTCGATCTTGGAGTGACCTTTGAGGGAAGGATATGACGAAGCCCACTTGTATTGGTTTTTCTCGCCCCGGGCGCGTTTGAAAAATTGCGCGAGCTTGTCGCCTTCGTCGGTCGTTTCTTGAGTAATTGCGTCGATCTCGTCTGCATATAGCACCGGAGCCTGTAGCCTTCGAATCATGCCCGATGAGTTGCTGCCGATTGCGTGGATTGCTCCGCCGCTGTTCCATCGCTTCAATCTTTTCAAATCGGTTTCCATCTCCATCTTTTCAATGGCGGGAGTCGCCAGAAACATTTTATAAAGCTCCTCGTTCACCCAATCCTCCGCGATGCTTTGAGATGGAAACATTACACCGGCAGCGGTCCGCAATTGCTCGACGACATAGCAGAGTCCAGCCGCAAAGAGATAGGTTTTCCCTGCTCCCGAAAATGCCCGGATCGCTACCGAAGTCAGTGATGGGTTGAACAAGTCCCGGGCTATTTGCACCTGCGTTTCCCGAAATCGAAACGGAGTGCCGTCCGGGTTGATGATGTATCGCGTGGCCCAATCTTCGAAGGAGATAGCAGGGCGAAACCGGAGCGAATCTTTTAGCGTCTGGTTGAGCGTTTCCAGCAAGGATATTTGCGAGATGTTGTAGCTGTCGTCCATCCGGTCAATCTTCCTCTGTGAACTCGTCCAGCACTATCTGGAGTTGCTCGATGCAATTTCCTTTTTCTTCGTCGCTGATGTCGAGCCTGGAAATAACTTTGTTCATGGCAGAGATAGCGTGGCCGAGTGGTTTGGCGATGTCCTCAATCTTGATGTACTTACGTTCCAGAATTGCCGTCTCTGTTTCGGCCTTTCGAGCTTGCGCCATGTTTCGGCGATCCGTCGATGTCATTGCGCCTTTGTGGTCAATGACGGTAGCGACCAACTTTTCAACGTCATACAAATGACTGCTCCCTGTGATGCGTGGCCTCAATCCCTGCTCCTCCATTAGCGCAGTAAATTTGCCCTTATCCATCCTGCAGATGCTCGACGCCTTTCTCACAGTCCACTCAGGTCTTTTTGTTTCTTTACTTGGCATTCGGTGGTGGTCGCTAATGGGTGTAAAATGTAGAAATTAATCGCGGTGCGCTCCTAAATGGGAGGTTCTCTGGATAGGACCCGCTTATTTTTAGTGACTTAGGCA